GATCGTATGGGAGGTGGCGACATGAGCATGGATAAATCATACGACGCTGGCTATCAGGCTGGCTTGGACGCACTCGAAACACTCGCAAAAAGCGGCGCAAGTGAACACGCCGGTTTAGCTGGCCTAATGGCTGTTGTTATGCATGCGGCCTACGCGATGGCGCCGAGTGAGAAAATCGTGGAGGAGCTAATCGAATTTAGCCAGGAACAGGCGATTGAAAATTGGGTGAAGGAGGACGCGAAATGAGCGACATAGAAAATACTGAAGAACCTTGCGGCGCCTGCTGTCGAATGTTCAACCCATACACCGAGGATTATGAATTGCGCGACGGCGAATTTATTTGCGAAGACTGTTTAAACGAGGTGCAAAATGTTAGCTAATCTAAAACACAAGCCTACTCAGGCTCGCCTGTATGAGCGCGTTAGCACTAAAAGGCAGGGCAAGTCTGGGCTAGGACTGGCCGCTCAGCATAAAACAGCCACGCGGACAAGGCGGCGAAAATGGGCCTCGAAATCATCGAGGTCTGCGAGGAGGTCGAGAGTGGCCGACGCACCACTCTGCGCCGCCCAGTCCTACGTCAGGCGCTCGATGACTGCGCCAAAGATGGCGCTGTTCTTATCATCGCCAAAATGGATCGGCTCACCCGCAACTTCTCGTTTTTGCAATGGATACTTGAGTATACCGAGCATTATGGCGTAGCTGTGGTCGCCTGTGATGTTCCCGAATTGGCAGACGCCGATAACACCAAGTTCCTGTGGCGTATCCTGGCCTCGGTGGCTGAGCTTGAGGTAGCCAATACACGCAAGCGCACCAAGGCGGCGCTGGCCGAGGCCAAGAAGAACGGCGTCAAGCTTGGCAACAATAACGTCGCCGCTCTCTCCGCGGATGGTGGCCGCGCCATGCAAGCACACAGTAAGGAACACGCACTGCGCGTTATCCCGGTGATCGAGGAGATCGAAGCCGCCGGCATCAAATCCTATCGTGGCATTGCGCGGGCGCTGACAGCGCGAGGAATCAAAACCTACGGCGACGAGAAAAAGCAACAGAACAGCATGATGACGAAGGATTGGCACGCACAGGCAGTCAAAAATATTTTCAAACACCGAAAACAGGACGATGGAAACACGAAACAACGCTTGAAAATGCCTAAAATTGCTGTTAAATCAAAATGAGGACAGCAAAAAATGGTGAGAAAAATGGACGAAATCAAACACGGCGATCAAGTAAAATTATTGCCCCCGTACCAGCCGATAACCGGCTTGGTCAGCGGCACGACCTACCGAGATCCTATACTCTATCAAGTTGATTGTTCAGACGGAACGCGGGTTCCTTATGTCGAAGCGACCCAGCTTCAGAAGATAAGCCAATGAGACGGCATATCATCGGAGACATTCTCGGCCTCACCGCCATCTTCGCCATCGCCCTGATCGGCTACATCGTGATCGGAGTTTGATATGGCAAAACATTCACGAACGGGATTTCAGCTTGGCGCCTCTGAGACACCCTGGTTTGTCGAAATTGAGGGCGAATATGTTCCGCACTTCAAAACCACCCGAAACGATATTTTGCGGAAACATCGAGCGGCACAAGACGGCACACCTATTGAGAATGATGCCTCGGCGCCGATGAAAGCTGGAAACTATTTCCAAGCCGGCGCACTTGAATGGTTTAACGATGAATTTAATGCCGAAATCGAAGAGCCGCTGATTGGCTACAAAAACAAGTCGTGTAACATGGTGGCCAGCCTTGACGGTGTCTTCAAAAAAGATTGGACGTATAGGGATTTCCCCATCCCGGCCGGATCGAACTGGGAGTTGAAAATTCCTGCCTATCCAGCCGATCCATGTGACAACATGCTGCGTGTAATACAAATTCAAGCGCAAATGGACTGTCTCGATTGCGAGTTCACAGTCCTGGCCGAGCTTGCTAGGTCAGATTTGATCTGGCGCATCGCTATCATTCCTCGCCATGATCCCGCGATCAAAGCCATTCGCAGCGGCGTGAACGAATTTTGGCGCAAGATGAAGGACAACAGCGACTATCCGCCGCAGACCTCACGCGAGGCAAGCCGAATGATCCCTAGCAATCGCCGCGCTGAACCTCTCGATCTGACTGAAAACGAGGCTGAGCATATCACGCGCGAGGGGCGGCAGCACCTGATCGACAGCAGTGAAAACATCATAGTCGCCAAACGCACCAAAAAATCAATCGAGGAATTGATCGAACGCGAATCTCTGCTCATCAAGCAGATCATCGGTGGCGCCGAGAAGGTCATTCTACCAGATGTCACTATCAATTTTGGCACCCGCGAAATCAAGGATCAACCGGCGAAAACCGTGCCGGCGAAGAAAGGCCATTCCACGCGCGCACTGTTAATAAAGGAGAAAAAGAAATGAATCAGGCAATTGAGGCAGTTGAACAGGTCATCATCGGCGGCGATCTTGCCGATCTGAACCAGGGTGAGCGGTTGAAATACGTCACCGCTCTCTGTGAAAGCATGGGCCTGAACCCGCTCACCAAACCATTCGAGTTTCTGAAGCTACAAGGGCGCACGGTGCTGTATGCGCGAAAGGATTGCGCTGATCAGCTTCGCAAAATACATGGTGTTTCAATTCGCGTCATCGACAAGGAAGAGATCGATGGACTCTATATTGTGACCGTCCAAGCCCAGGACAGGAACGGACGCGCCGACGAGGACATGGGTGCCGTCGCAATCGCCGGTTTGAGAGGCGAAAACAAGGCAAATGCCATCGCCAAAGCCATCACCAAGGCCAAAAGGCGGGTAACATTGTCGATTTGCGGACTTGGGATAATTGATGAAACTGAGGCCGACGACATTCCTCATGCAAGCCCAGTGGTTTGGCAGCCAGATAGTCCCACAAAGGCCATAGAGGGGCCGTCAGGCGCCGAGGAACCGCGCGGCGCTACCAAGATGCCGGAAGAGGCCGAGGCTGCTCCTCTTCCATCAGACGGTCTAGCAGGGGGGTTTCTTCTTTCATTTCCGCAGGAATATCTTGATGGCAAGGAACTCAAGCCCGAAACCCCAATCTTGTTTGCTACAGAAGATGACTGGATGAATGAATATATATCTCAAATGGCGAGCATTATGAACGATGTAGAAATATCACCGCGCGAGCGCATGCACTTGCTCAAATTGTTCGAGGAAACGAACGAGCCATCCTTCAAAATTATCTCAAAAGATTTGGCCAAAAATTTAAAGGCGCGGCGCCTCAAAGCTAATAAGAAATTGGGTCCACTCAAATGAACACTTGCCCAACGTGCCACCGGCCGATGCAGCAAAAGCAGGGTCTGTCTCGCGATCAGGCAGAGTTTTTGCGCGATCTAAAGACCCTCTATTCTGAGTTGGGATTCACACCCTCGATAAAGGAAACGGCTCAGCACTTTGATCGAAGTGAGTCAGCGATCTGGCAGCGCCTCGCGGTGCTGGAGCGCAAGGGTCACATTCATCACAGCAAGCATCATCGGAACAGCGTGAGTTTTATCGACTGATTAACGTAGTCAGGCCGTTTAAACGCTCTGCAACTTTCAGCCCACATTCGCTACATTGTTGTTCACCCTGATTAATGATCAAGATGATCTGTCTTCCACAGCCTGGGCAAAACGGCCACGCCAAGTCGAAGTCACTGCGTGATGCCATTTCATTTTCACGAGGAAGATATGTTTGATTACGCACCCGATGAAATTAAAGAGTTAAAACATAAACTTAAAGTAGACTTTGACAACGACAAGGTTGAACGTAAAAGACAAGAAATTATTGAAAACATAAAATATGAGTTAAAGATTAATTTTATCAACAACCCACTTTTTTTGCCTGGGGGAAACTCTTGGATTGAAATGGCGGAAGAACAGGTACATCTGGTTGACCAAATGTCTGAGAAAGAATTGCTGTATCGTATGGAAATGAATGTACTTCGCCGGCGCTAAAGAGATTTATCTCTTGGGCCTCATTGCTCGATCTCCAAACCACCAAAGCACAGCAGTCGATGCCATGTAGATGACGCTTTGAATTATTGCCTCTTGCTGTCCCAGATCGCTGATCCTGATATAAACGAAAAGCATAAGTCCAATGAGGGACATTGTGAGGACCGGGCGTACCAATCTCAACACCGCTGCCACCCAAGGGTAGCTGATGCCGGCAGACATATCGTGCGTATAGGACGCAGTTTTTGCGATCCCAGCCTGCTCGGCTTCAACGATGCCTCGCTCGCTCTCCAACTCCTGGCTACGCAGTTCGTTCTGGAGTTTCAGCATTTCTAGAGTGCGTTCATGGTCATGCTGATCTTTTTTCTCTTTCTGCCAGCCATCGATAAATCCAAAGACCTTTCCGACGATACTGCCGAAAATTCCGGTGGCCCCCCCCGTCAGGGTGGCTAAAATAAAATCAAACATTCACCACTCTCTCTTTCTGCCCATGTCGATATGAACAAAAGTTCGATACCGCATCCCGAATCCTTTGAACCCAACGCTCTCGGCTTCTTCTCTCAACTTGGCTTTATCCATGCCCCTCAATTGGATATCAAAGGCATGACCCACCAAGTGGGCGGATCGCGGCGCACCACCCACAGAAGCGTTGTGGTAAGGACTACGATAAGCAGAAGAAATATGTAAGGGCGTCCCAAAATTCTCTCTCAATTGATCGAGTGCCATCAGAGCCTCGGCGTGTATGAGAATGGCGCCATTACCCTTGCAAGCAATTTCGTTTGGCGTAAAAAATTTACACGGCCAAACACGGGAGGGAACTTCAGTCCAATGCGCATAATGCATTCCGCTCACTTACTTGTCGCCGTTTCCAAACCTGTCGCGCAACTTTGTGAACCGGTCATCCAGCCGATCACGCGCCTTGTCCTCTCTTTGTAGCGTGCTATCGTTAGCACCCCAAAGCTTAGTTATGTTTTTCTCAGCTTGGTCTAGTTGAGCTTCAAGCCTTACAGTTGTCCTGCTCCAGGCCGCTGCCTCTTTCTCCAGTCTGTCC